CACAGGTAGAGGCAATCATCCTTGATCGACTTCACCAGTGCCCACAAACGAATCAGGTTAGGGTCACAATCGAAATCCTCTGCAGCAACCTGATCTCCAGCACGAATGCAGGCATTCAGTTGTTGCTTAATCTTTGCTGCTTGCTTGTCAGAAACAAACTCACAGGCAGTAGACATCTGACGGGCAAAGTCGCAGACTTCTTTCACATCAGCAAAGGAAGTCTGACCGTGTGCAATGTAGGCATCAGGTTTGACGAACTTCACATAGGGAGTATCAGTGATGATAAAGTTCATCGGATACGCTACAGCATCCCGCAGGTCATTCTCTGCAATGTAGATAGTGTGAGGAGCAACAATAATCTCCTGAGAGACTACCTCAGGAAACTTGTAAGTGATCGTGTTGGGAGTATACTCATCGCTACCAGCAAAACCAACAAAATCACCTTGAATGATACCATTTGCGCGAGGCAGATAATCAAAACAAGCGTGAAGAATACGCGCAACTTCACCTTGATAGAACGAATCAATCTCTTCATGATTGTGAGCGATGCGGATCTTTACTTTGTTAAAGACTGCTTTGGTGCCAATGAAGAACTTACCGTTTGCGGGATTTGTGCCCCAAACAATAGCGGGAGCACCGTCAATCTTAACACTGAGAGTGCCACGATTAACGAACCAATCCAGAACGTCAAGGTTGCCCGTGAGGACAACATCTTCGGGGTGCTCAAGGTGGGTGTTTTTCATGCTCTTAGTATAGAGGGTCCAGGGGGTCAGAAGGCGGCAAGTTGTTCCAGATCCTCAACCGTCACAGGGTTCCAGGTGCTGAAGAGAGTCATGGCATCCAGCACCCGCGCCATGGTCTCAGGGTCGGTCTGGGGGTCATCCAGCACCTGATCCATCCCGATGCTTGCCAGGCGATGAATGACGGCGTAGGTTTTCTGACTGATGGTGATTTCCACGGGGTCCGTTGCTGTTGAGACTATTATGGGGGCAGCAGGGGGGCAGCACAAGGAGGTGTGTGCCACCCCCTCAGGTGTCACATGCCGTTGGTGTAATCTCCGAGAATCATCCCATTCTGGCGCACCTGAGCGTATCCGAACTCTTCAGAGAGGGACAGGCAGAGGTCCCAGGCACGACCCTCATCATGGGTGGACTCGGACTCGTAAGGGGCAGAAGGGACGTAGACTTCGAAGCGGGTCATGCTTTGCTTGGTTGACTGTCCCCGTATTCTACAGGCACCAGGGGGGCATCAGGCGGTGCTGGTGGACACTGTGCCGACCGTCCACCCGCGGCTGATCTGAGTATAAAGAAAGGGGGCACGAATGCCCCCGAATTCTTTATGCAAACATGAAACCATTGCTGAATTCACATTCATTGAAGACAGGAGAAGTTCCTGCCTGTCCGATGAACTTGTGGACGAACCACTTGAAGTTGCGTTGGAATACACATTCGCCCTTGATTCCGTGCTCCTGCAGAATAGCATTCAGACGGGATTTGGTAGTCACAGACTGCCATCCACCGTCGAAGATTTCTACGAAGTCATCACCAATGGTAGCGATGTGGTTGCCGTGCAGAAACACTTTCGACTCATTAGTTTCAGGGTCGAAAGTAACCTCAGTGTTGCCAGACTTCCAATTGATGGAGTCACGAATGGCAGCATTCATCTGAGTTTCGATCTTACGCATTGGGGGTGTCCCTCAACAACAAATGTAGTATGGCACGGGGTGGGAGGCAGCACAAGGGGTCTTGTGCCACCTTGTGGACTGTCACTCCTCCAGCAGGTCAGGATAATAGTCACTAACCTCTGAAATCAGTTCCTCATCAGTATAACTGGTGAGATTTTCTTCCATCTGCTCACCAACAATGCGGAGCAAATCTTTGGTGCTCATGTTGTCAAGCAAACGGTCGATGTATGCATTAACCAATGCTGCACGATCAAAAGTGTTTGTCATGATCAGTTAGAAGGGAAGTTAGCACAGACAGCATCACATAGCGTCTTCACCAGTTCTTGTTGCTCTTCGTTGTATTCATCCCCCCAGGTATCCCAGAAGAACGATTCAATGATACAATCAATGTCACTCATGAGTTGTTCACGAGCACTCAACATTTCGAGTTTGTTGTTCATCAGTCGTTGTCGGGGTGGTTGACGATTTGGTCTTCAATTTGATTCGCAAGTTCTTCCATCCACTCACGAACTTCATCATCTTCGTATTGTGCATTATTTCGCACAATTTGCATCAGGAAGTCAATCTGTTCGTCAGTGAAGTGATACTGGCGGAGAGTTTCAGTCATTTACGAAGCGGAGAATTGAAATAACGACGGAAGGAAGTTACCAGGATAATGAGAGTCGAAACCACTCCCACAAATCCCAGATAAGTTACAGCGTCGCCAGTAAAGTTGAGAGTGTCAGGAGTCATCATTCAGTAATCAATGTTTCCGTTAATGTATTCATTCAGGTTGAAATCTTCTTCATCACGAAGTTCGGGAATGTCGAAGATCTCACCAGGAGCATCTTGAATCTCCTGCCACATTTCATCAAACATTCGGGGAATCCCTCAACGACAAATGTAGTATGGCACGAATCAGGGGCGCTTGGTGCGCTTCTGTGCCACTTTGGCAGGTGTCACAACAGGGTCGGCAAAGTATACCTTACCGTGCTCTACGATGGTATCAACGAATGCCAGCACGGTTTGAATCACCTTGCGAACCTTTTCGTTGCCATTGTTGTCATTGTAGGCACGAATGAGATACTGACACACACCGACCACAATTGCGGCAATGGTTGCCACATTATAAACCAGAGTGTCGATGAAAGTCCAGTAGAAAGTGTTGGCGGTTTTCATAACAAATTGTGTGGGAGGTGAGTGTAGAGAATTCCTCAACCACGAATCAAACATAACACCAAACGGAAGGAAGGTCAAGGGGTTTCAACCAGTTCTCAAAGTGTCACAAAGGGGGCTTGACATAATATGAAATATTAATTAGACTGGGTTTGTCTCCGTTGAAGATAAGGATCTAGCTTCTAATATTATACTTAGAAGAGATACCGAAGGTATACCCCGAAGGGGTATGAGTTAAGATCTTTAAAGCACATCTAGATGGTGTGGGAAGGGGGTGAGTGGGGTGAAGCACATATTCTTGCACATAAGGCGGGCTCACGCGGCGTGTGTGTCATCTAGATGCACATATTCTCGCACATATGACAACTAGATGTGTGTGTTGTATAATGTAAACTAGATGTGTATGTGTAACTAGATCTAGTATGATGTATGATCTAGTCTAGATGTAAGAATGCGTGTGCGATCTAGTCGAGACCACACACGCAGATCTAGTCGAGATTCAATCAGCAATCACGGAAGATGTGGCAAGGACGATAGGAAGAACCATCATTGCAGGCAGTGAAATCATAACGCAGGGAAGACTCCCAAGTTGCTTCCCAATCCACTACAATACCGTCAGGAATGTATTCACCCATCTCAGAGTAGTAGTGCTCAGCAAAATCTGCCTCATCATCATAGAAACCTTGATAACGCTCATCACAATCTTCAATGTCACTCATACATCCCATTTCACCAATGAGAGCATCAACTGCCTCATAACCAATTGCTTCACCACAACGAACGTATTCTTCGTAATAGTTAACGAAGTCATTCTCATTGTAGTTGTCGATGAATTCCAACATGTCTTCCAGAGCATAATTCTCCTCCAGAAGTTCGTCGATTTTATCAACAGTGTCAGCAGTCAGAAACTCTTGATAGGAAGCGGTGAGAGTCACGGTCATGTGCTTTGGTTTTGTTGACGAAGGTAGTATGGCAGGGTTTGGGGGGGGGCATTGCAACCCCCCTTGTGACAGATCTCAGACCATCACAAGGGCAGGAGATTTACTGACACTGAAGGACATAAAGTTGCCACACTCAATAGACATTCCCTCAGTGCCGAATTCTTCTACAATCTCCCAGCATTCATGATCCTGAGCGATGATAACTGCGCCAGTGCAGTTGATGTCAGTAATGTGTGCCTGATAGAAACCATAGGCATAATGAATGCTGCTGGTGACACTCTTCTCATTGAAGAAACCGTGCTCACTGTCACCGAAACCAATCACTTTGTAGAGAGTTGCCATTTGATGAATTTCTCAGGGACGAATGTAATATAACCCCTCACGGGACCTTCCACAAGGGGGTGTGTGCCACTATGCCGACTGTCCTACGAATTCCTGAATATAATAATCCAAGGGCAATTCCAGGCGATTTGCTTCACTTTCCCATTCATCCCATTCAGCATCCGAAGCATCAGAAAGAAAGTCTTCGAAAGTATACTCAAATGCAGGTCCACACATAACTTTCGGAGTCCGAATTGCGATTACCCAAGTAATATAACTCGCCCAGCTGCTGATATCAAGGAGCACTGTGCCAGTTTCTCAATTGGTCCTCATTCTCAATAAGGAGAGTCTTATTGAGAATCAATAAGGATTAATGGCTGCCAATATTTAAACTGTCACATTATGCATAGGGGTCTAACTCTTTAATGCTAGTATAGACATCCTCGTCACCTTCGAGTTCTAATAACTCGCGCCAATTAATATTCTCTACGTCTAGGTCATCATAACACATGATGTCTAGATTAACACGTACCATGCGTTTATGTGTTATCATAGTTCTAGTTATGCGTAGTGTCTGTATGCTAGATCTTGATAATCATGTGTGTCTCGCGCATAGTCCTCGTCGAGATCTAGTATGCCTGTGTCTGCATATGTGTACTCGTCGAGAGTGTAATCGTTGCTAAATGTATAGTCTAGATCGTAATCGTCGTACATAGCTCGTCGAGATCGTGTGATTGACTGTGTTATTATAGCATAAAACTAGACGAGATTGCAATGAGTATGTGTGTTCTCGTCGAGATTCATAATGAATGTATATATGCGAACTAGTCTAGATTTATGATGATATCGTAACATCTAGTCTAGATCTTATAGTGTTGTTATAAGATAATGCGCGTCTCGTCTAGATCTTCTGGGCGCGGGGGGTTGACATTGAGAGCGCTCTGTGTTATAATGCGCTCGCTAAGGTCACAAGTCCTAGAGGGATTTAGAAGGTATTAGAAGGCATAAGGTAGGAGGATTTAGAAGGTATTAGAAGGCATAAGGTAGGAGGATTTAGAAGGTATTAGATACATTATTCTCAATAATAATCACTATTGATTCTCAATAAGAAGAGACTTATTGAGAGTGTTATGAAACGATAACATATGTTTTTTAATATATTTTTTTAATTAATTTAATTGTTTTTAGTAACATGCTGATACAAAATCAATTAAACTTACACTCTTCACTGGATTGACTATAAACCTGTATAACTGGTGGTTGGTTATTATTCCAATGTCTTACAGCATTCGCAATAATAAACCCATTCGTAATCAAATAAGAAAGAAAGATAACAGTACGAATCACTGCTATCTTATCAGACTCTCTATCACACTTGGAAGCCTTTTCTCCTAATGCTTTTGCCCACCATCTCCAAGCACTCTTATTTTTCATAGACTGTGGACCTTGACCTTACATACATTAACTCTTTCCATTGATTCTTATAACACAAGACTAATAACCTATTGTTAGTATGAATAGGTGCTGCTCTATAATTAACTTCATCTTTAGGAGTAACTGATACTTCAATAGTAATATACTCCTTATCAACAAAGTATATCCATCCTTCTACTCCTTTCGTCCACTTTACATAATCATTTACCTTTGGAACATACATTGCTCTAATATAGTAAGTTTGATTGGCATTGCAGTATAAGGAGTGGTATCAGTAATGCTTACCTTATCTCCTACCTTTGAACTATTAACTGGTGCGTAATAACATTTTGTTTTTGAATTGTAGAATCCCCATATAGTGCGTACAGACTTCCCAAGATTATAATCATATAAAGCATGATGCCGTAACCAGATTGAGGTGACATTCCTCTTAAAAGATTCAGTTTCATAAGAATAACCTTTGGGAGCCTTGTGTGGGAATTCAGGAATCATAAACGGCACGGAGATGATTGGGATTGACACCTTTAGCAACATAATGTGAAAGCAATTGGTCACATTGCTCTTTCGTCAACTTTTGTGCATTCTCTTCAATCAGTTCCCATCCATTCGTAAACAACTCTTCAATGCGATACAGTTGTGTCATGTTGTAAATGCCTCCAGGATACCAGACTCGTAATCATCTTGTAGTGTAAACTTCTGAGCATTAACAACCCTTTCCATAATGCGATCCGTATATCGATCATCAAAAGATTCTTCTTCAGATAAGATAGTAAATGCTTCCGTGTCGGATTCGGCAATGAGATTAATCAGACCACCATATTCAGAAGAAGGGAATGGCACCCAGTAGTCAACAATATAAAGACTTTTCATTTATCGTGTTAAATTACTCCTTGATTTTAGTATGGGGATGAGTATTTGTCAAGCAGTGTAGTTGCCTCTCAATTTCATACTTAATAGGCAGTAGATGAGAAGCAAAGAAACCAGCATAAGGACCATCCTGTAGAAGTTCGTAGATGTTGTTGGTTTGTTGAAGAGCAAAAATTAATTTAGTTTGTTGATTCATTTACATAAACTCCTGTATATAATAATCAACATTAACATTGAGTTCCTGTGCTTTTTGTTGATAATAAGAATTAGTGTAAGATCTTGCTTCTTGCCACTTTAGATATGAATCAATCTCAGTTTCAGAATGCTTCATGAAATCCTCATAAGCATTCAGAAACTGTTGAATATCTTCTTCATTCATGTTGTGTTGGCATCGATTGAAACAATTGGGCATCGCGCTGAATCAGAAAGCCATTCCACAGAAGAATGGCACATACACCTGCAATCATATATCTCTTTTTCATCCACACTCCACCTCATAAGAAGTAAGTAGACTTATTTGCTGATGGATTTTTTCTTTCAAAACAGAAACATCCTCCTTAGATTCATTCAGAAGATTTAATATCAAAAGCAATTCTTCAGTCGTGAATCTCATCAGCAGCACACCATCATCTTAACATGAGGGGCAGTGTGAAACTTGGTCACAGTGTAACCATAACCATGAATGCGTGCGTTTGCTTCATCAGTCATATCGCGCTTGGAAATCAGTTTCTCACTCATTTCCTTATCTTGAAAAGAAGTGACTTGTACAAACTTATTCGTCAAACCAGCGGCAGGATAAAAATCAACCTTCATGTTGCCGTCTCGTGAAATCAGTTGCATGGGAGGGGTGGTGTCGATTACCTTTGTATTATAGGTCAGAAGGACGGCACTACATCGTTGCGTAGACCAGTTTGAGATCTGTCCATTTGCTCCCAGAGGGAATACAGTTTATTATACAATGCTGGCACACTTCCATAGTCGCGGGCAATGTGAATTTCATCAATATTTTCTAAATTTTGAAGTGCAGAGAGAAGAATACCCATCTCATGCACATTTAGATTTACAGTGGTTTCAGTCATCATTTTAATTCAATCCTATCAAAGATTAGCATACCAATTTCAAAAAGTAAATCATCATCCATATCTCCCAGTGTATCCTTAATACCTTCCACTACTGCAGTTTGCATATACTCAGTGAAACCTTCATCTTCATAAATGTAATTAATAATTGCAGGTTTGAGTGCATCAGCAATCTTAGTAATAGAAGAATTAGAGAGTTTCATACGATTCGTCAAATGCAAGTTCCAGATAATTATAACCAATCACTTGTCGCCCTGTGTGAGTAGTGGTGTCAACTTTTACACCTTCACTTTCCAACTTCTCAATACGACGATTGGTTGCAGTATTCAGTTTTGTTGCCCAGTAATAACTCATATGCTTGTGTTGTGTTGACTCTCATATTATAGCAGAAAAGGGTGCCGTTAGACACCCTCTGTTGTGACAGTTTATGATTTGTCAACCTAGTGCATCAAACACAGTGGTTTGTGGTGTAATCTCCTGACACAGAGCATAATAGGTTGGGTCAATCTCAAACCCAATATACTTACGGTCTGCCTTCACTGCCATTCTTGCAGTAGTGCCACTTCCCATAAAAGGATCTAACACAAGGTCACCAGGATTGGTCCAGGAAATAATATGGTCATAAGCAAGTTGCTCTGGCATTGTTGCAGGATGCTCATAGGCACGCTTGATAGATTGACCGAATCCACCACTATTCTTTACTTTCCAGATATTAGTGCGAGCACCAAACTCTTTGATTTCTTTGGTCTTCTCCTCAGTAATATCCAGACTTCCATCCTTTTTGCGTGCTCTAGCATTGCCCCAAGACTTATGCCCTGCCCATGCATTTGGTTTGTCCATAATGATATTGACAGTATTTGGTTTACCCTTACTCAGAATAAAGCAATACTCAAATGCCTGTGAATAACGAACAGACTTCTCACCAGCAGCAAAAGCAATACCAGTCTTTTCGTAAATCATTGTATCGTGCAGACGCAATCCACATTCATCCATAAAGTAGAGTGCCTGGCGAAAACTACTACCAGTTTCTCCACCATTAATGGTTGCGTCACCAACATTCCACATAATCACACCACCAGGTTTCAGGACTCTAGCAAGTGCCTTTGCAACATCCTTAAACACATTAAAATCCCACTTACTGCTATCGTTGTAAGTGCGGAGGTCATCATACGGAGGAGAAGTTACACACAAGTCAACAGACTCTGCATCCATTGCATTCATACCTTCGATGCAGTTTTGATTGTAAACTCGATTGGTCTCCATGAATATCAAATGATGAAACGACTATTATAACAGAAATTAGCAGGCAAATGCAAGTCCACCAACAGAAGCACCTAATGCAGTTGCCCACCCATAGTTTCTGGGATAATTACTTGCAGCAGCACGACCGATTGCACCACCCAATACTGCGCCTAAAAGAGTTCTTGTGGGATTGCAGTTTGGATTAGTGCGTCTTCCATAATATCCTCCATATCCACCAGCATAATACTGATTACTAGGGCGATATCCTTGATTAATATTGTTGCAAGGAACATTATAAGTTTGCACACTGACGCCACCAGGAATATAATTGCCATAAGCATCATATCCACCAGGGCTATAAACTTCCTGATTCTGTGTACAAACTGCAAATTGATTCACCTGCTGAGCAACAACAGGTGATGGTAACAGCAGTAGTATTGGAAGAAGATACTTCATGCTCTTGGGTCTTGTTACTTCTAATTATACACTCAAACACAGGCGATTTCCAAAGAAGTGTGACACTTTCTGATCTGTCCACCCATTCTTCTCAAACAGATACTCCAGATATAGGGTTTCTTCTTACTCTCTCGCTTCAATCTCATGCGGTTGATGCCAATAGTCGTAAAGTTCGACTGCTATTTTACCATAATGCATTTTTCCGCGTCGCATCCGCAGCGAACCAACTACCCACTGCCGCAGGTGGGTCAATTCATGCAAAAGAGTTTTTATATACAACTCCTCATCAAGATAGGTGTCTATTTCAATCAGAAACTCACGAGGGCGATAAGACTCTCCCACATAGTCACAGTATCCATAGACTGCTTCCCGTTTCAGACCACGATGAAGAATTTCTACTTCAATCTTGTGGCGTGGTAGAAACTTATTCAGAAACCAAGTGGTAACATCTTTGCAGAGGAGTTTACGATAACCATATCCAGACATTTCAAGGTAATGCATTGTCCCCAGTGAAGAAACCAAACAAAAGAACCAACAAAAATCAGTTTATGTGTTGCAGTCATGCTTCATTCCCATCAGTTTACCGTAGATTTTGGCATAAAACATTTTTGTAAAATTATCATTATTTTCATTAATCATTTGACCCTTAACTAGAGCCATCAATGCTTCAATTTCAGCAGATTTCCAATCAGCATCAACATTGTGCTCAGTTACTTTCACCCCCATGCCTCCATGAACTCTTCAAGGTGATACTCTTCGTCAGTTTGAGTTTCCTCAACCAACTCATCATAACTCATTTCTTTCAGCATCTCCAGGTATTCTTCAGGAGTAGCATCATTGTCAGGGTCGAAGTCATCGTGACAGAGATACACATACTCATTGTAGAGTGCTTCAATCAGTTGGTCTTTGGTGTAGGTCATTTGATTAGTTTGTATCCTTTACAAGTTGTTCCAGGATTTCGTAGTGTTCTTAACATTGTACCAGATGAGGGATGATTTAACACTTCACGGCACCATTTTGTAAGATTTGTGACTTCAATAGTCTCTCCAGTTGGTGCTTCAATCAGTCGGGTTTTTGCTTGCGAGTATTCTACATTGTCAGCATTACTCATCCACTCTAAGTTCTCAACTCTGTTATCAGTTTTGTCCTCATTGATATGATTAACTGTATCATAGTTGTAAGGATTTGGAATGTAAGTTTCTGCCACTAATCTGTGAATACTTGTGTGCCTCATTCTGCTAGTATTTTGTTCCAGAATGATTTTTAGATAACCTTTTCTATCTGTTTGTGGTTTTAGTTCTCTTTTATATGAATAATCAAGAACTTTTCCTTTGCCATTACCTCCAGGTTTTTTGTGTGAGAATACTTTACCATCCGGTGTGATAGAGTATTCTGGATAATTTGGAATAAGTTTCATAAATGATTGGAGATGATTTATCTTTATTTATAAGTATAACACCTCCAATCACATTAGTCAACGAGCATATAGATAGGAACCATGCCAAGTGGCGTGCTCAAACAACCATTCGCGTTGCTCAATGCTGCGAAGGTCATAACGCACACCTTTAGCAGGTGCTTTCCAACTGGAGCTTTTATAAATTTCTCCAGTCTTGCGGTCAACAAATGCGTGGAGACTGCGACCGCCAGAAGAATCAATCATAATGACTTTGTGATACTTACGACCAGATTCAAAGATGTAGTCATAACCATCAGGAGCAGCGTCACGCAGAGCATCACACAGCATCCAGGTCCACTTAACAACATTCAGTTGAATGGTGTTGGCAGCATCACGCTGGGCACAGAAGGCGCTGAATTCCTTGTTGAGGGTGAGCATCGGTTGGTTGCGTATGTGCTTATTGTAGGGCATCCTAGAGGGGTCTGGGAGGGTCAGTATGCCAGTATGTCAACTGTCCATAAAGGATAAAATGCTTTGCGACTGGCTGCAGATTCTTTCTTCAGTGAGTTTGAAATATTCTTTATTCATTTCAATGCCTATAAAGTTTCTGCCACATTGTTTAGCAGCAACACCAATCGCACCACTACCCATACAAGGGTCTAATACAGTATCACCAACATTAGAACTTGCTTCAATCAATCTTGACATTAATTTGACTGGTTTTGGTGTAGGATGATCTTTATAATGTTCTATTGGATTTCTCCATACAGCAGATTTACAGTGCTCGTTGAATGTAGCACCAGATTTCTTGGCAAACACACAATTCTCTATGCTGGACAACCACATATACTGCCCATTCATTGGAGAAGGATTTGTTTTCTCCCATATACAATGCCTCACAGATAAACCATGCTCTATCAAACGGTTGCGAATATGTGAGACCTGAACTGAACCACAGAAGATATAAATGCTTCCCGAAGTCACTCTAACGACTTCATCAATAAACTCATCAAGTGGAAATGTAATAATATCTGCATGACTCTTATCAAGATTTCTTAATCCACCACTTTTACGATTTACCTCATCGTATGGTATATCCGTAAGAGTAAGCGAAATGCTCCCATCCGCGAGCGTAGGGAGCACATTCATACAATCATCGTTATAAAGTTTTACATCACTCATAGTTGAATATAATTGTGTTTGGACATACTTTAGTTAGGCGATCCCAATCAATCACATAACTGATAGTATCCCAACCTTTATTTTTTGCAATCTTCCGACGCCAATCATCAAGATGAAATCGATTTCTTTCAAATCCCCTCTTCAATTCTTCACGCATTACAAGAGTTGCTTTTTTGTGGTAGGGAAGAATATAAAGTATAGCATCATTAATCTTGTGTTTGCAAGTTGCCCAACCCTGAACAATTGGTTTCTTTGAATTAAATCGAATAAAATCTTGACTTACAGTTTCTGCAAGAAAATCATCCCAAACGGCTTTAGGGTCACGGAACTTATAATCAATTGTGAATCCTTGTTTTACAATATTTCCAGATTTAAGTGAAATTAAATTGAAAGATGCATCTACTCCCGCTTTATTCTTAAATTGAGACATACTATCATTTCCATAGTTATCCTCAAAAGTATCAAAGTCAATTCTTAAACCAAGTTTTTCAAATTCAATATTCAGTTGATGAATAACTGCAAGGTGTTCTCCCTTTTCAATAATTTTCTTTTCTCTACAAAGAGATTGATGAAAATCGTGAACTTTATGATTTTTGAGAAAAGGTCGTTGAATTGAATAAGTCATGATAAAAGGTAATGGTAAGTAATTTAATATGCCAGTTCCTCATCTGGCACCCAGTAGTCGTCATTTGCCAGGTATCCCATCCAGTCTACAGGATCAGAACCATAGATATCAATCTCACGGATTTCTTCAATCAACTCAGTCAGATTCATGGAAAGGTCCTCAACTACTTGGTTATTATAGCAGAAAACCCGCCTTGTGAGCGGGTCGTTGTGCCAGTTGTTAGAGTGTCACTTATTCATTTGAAGAGTCGGCACGGGCATACCACCTTCAGTGGGCACATAGATGGTTACGTTACCATTCTTGCTACCATCTTCCAGACCAGTGATATACAGATACTGAAGATACTCACGATTATCTTTCAGACTATTACCGATGATTTGGTTTGCTTTAGCAACACCTTGAGCACGAATAACCTCAGCATCAGCAAGTTGTTGAGCACTATCTTTCTTTGCTTGTGCTTCAAGAACTGCTACCTGTCGGGTGTATTCTGCTTTCTGCAGTTCTGCTTTACCTTGCAGAGATTGTGCCCACACGTTGTAGAGGGGACCAACCACAGCATTAATGATCATCAGTGATAGAAGAAAAGATACACCAATGATGCCAAAATTGCGGACAGTGTTATCAGGTTTCATTTAGAAGAACTCCCAGAGTTTTTGAAAATCATATTAGCAAGAACCACAATAGCAAGGTTCTGCCAGAAGGTCAAGGATACACTAAACCAAGATAGAATCAGTCCAAGCAACCATGCTTCAAATAAGATGCTGACAGTTACAAGAACAATAGCACCAGCAACGACACCAATAGCAGTAGAAGTTTTCATAGATCAAACAGCAAGAGTACCAGAGGGAATTTCAACAACTTCGGGAAGTTTTGAATCATCAAACTGATTCATATTATAGCATACCCATTCACCGTTGCGGAACACATAAGCATACTCTTCACTATTATCGGGGAGCAGATACTCACAGAGGTCTTTATCAAGACGAGGAGGGCAATCTTCCCCACGAGCAGAATAATACTCAGGTTGCTTATCTTCATCCCAGCAGGTGCTCATATCGCCACCATCAATCAATTCTGCTGCCTTCTGATAAGAATTGTAGTGGGTTTTCAGAATGCGACCCAACCAAGATTCATATCCGTCCCAATGATGATAGGAACTAAGCACACTGCCATCACTCAACTCAATTCCGATTCTGCTGCGAGTTGCCATTGGGGTGTCTGTCGATTACCCACATATTATAAGGGGTCCCCAGTGCCCTGAGAACCCTCTGTGTGCCAGTTTTTAAAGTGTCACTCAATCCTCATAAATTCTTGCTTCCAAAGCACTAGGATTAGCATCGCAATAGAGCTCAAATGCTGTTGGATCGTGATCGTCATCAGGATGATTTGCTTTATATGCCTTCAGTGCTTCTAATTCTTCCTCCGTATGTCTCCGTGCCTGTGGAGAAATCGTAGGGTCACTCAGAAGATCCTCATCCTTCTGAATGTGTTGATTAATGTTGTCCATTGTTTTGTATCGTGTTGATAATATTTATTTTATCGTGGAGTGCAATCACCCTTTCCTTCCAGAGTTCTTACCATCAATTCAGCAAACTTTTCCATCTTTTGTGCAGAAACAGTCTGTGGGGCATAAGTAATTGCATCTTTGAGTGCCACCAACTCATTCCATTCTTCTGTCGAAAGAACTTCGGTGCCAGTTTTTGCGAGAGTCATAAGTTTCTTGCGATGTGTCCCAATATTAGCATTTCATAACATAACTATCTAGAAACTTTATAATCTCTTTGCAATTTGTTTACAAAACTTCATTATTAATATATTTTTTAACTTTATATCCTTTATGATGATTTGCTTTTCCATTAGCAACATTATACATTGAACCAGAATTTAATCCATTTTCTATAGAGTATTTTTTTAAACTATTCTTTACATATTCTATATTTCCATCTGGTGTTATTATTTCATAATGTATGTGACTATATTTTTCTTCCATTATTTTTTTAAATTTTTCTTTTGTACTTTCTGATTTTGGTTTACCTTTTAATGCACTGCTTATTCTTATTCTTGCTTCTTCATTTCGAAGAAGACCTCTAGTTGCTTCACTTATTTTTTGTTTTGTTTCTTCATTGCGAGGAATTCCCTTTAACCAAGAATTAGATATTCCCTTTTTTGCATTACTTATCTTTTGTTTTGTTTCTTCACTCCGCAATTTTCCTCTTAAATGTTTTACTCTTTTTTCTATAGTTTCCAAAGATGGGTTGCTATGACCTTCTCCACCATCAGTTCTATTATGAAGAATACCAGTCCACAAATCTTTTCTACCGAAGACAGCAATCATATACTTCTCGTGTCTAAATGCCTCTTCTTCTGTTAAATTTTGTTTGAGAAATATTATTTTTGTTTTATCTTTTGGTTTGTTACAAGGTCTACCCTCTTTTCTATAAATTCTATTACCACTACCTTTACCTATGTAATAAGGTGTCTTATCTTCACGCAGATAGGCATAGGTATAAAACCTATTAGGACTTAGCATAACTGCTCTTTTGTTGGGTGCAATAGTATTTATACAAGAAAAGGAGCATTTTTGCCCCTCTCCCACCTGTGAAGATTGCACCCAACGCAGGCATTAATATTTATACATTACTTAATGAATTCATCAAGAGAATCAAGGTCATCTTTCAATTCTTGTTCTTTCTTTTGGTCGTGATAATAAGACCACAAAGCATTATGCACATCCATAAGATTGTCAATCCAGAAACCAGCAGGATAGATTCCTAGAGCATCCATAACACCACGATGAGAGGTGCCTTCTGATTCTGCTTTACACATAATCGTGCAAATTGCCTGCACCATATCAAGTTTGTCCTCTTCAGAAAGCATAAAATACTTTCCTACTGCTCTTTGCTTTGCTTCTTCATTTTCTTTCTGAAGTTGTTTGCAAGCATCAGAATTCCACCACTCTTGGAGTGCTTTACCAAATTCATTAGGTTGCTTTTCCACCATTACTCTCCAAACATAGTGCCAAAGAATCCAGAGTCTCCTCCTTTACGATTTTCAAGTTTATCAAGAATAGAGTCGGTAGTCTGTAAGGTTTCAATACGGGAAATCATGTCAGCAATAACCGAGCATACCATAGGACGCTCTTGTCGTGCAGCATAAGCAAGTGCATTTCTCAAAGATGCTTCTGCTTCTTTTAAACTAGTTTCTACACTGTCGGATAGTGCCATTTCAACATTCCTCCATTCCAATAGGTTTAGTTACTTTACGCAAAAGATATGTGCCATCTCCTTTATCTACCCATTCTACCACATCATTCTCCTTAATACCAGATGCTTCCATCAAGTCATCAGGAAACTGAACGTAATATTCTCCACTCACACCATCAACTTCAACAGGAAGTTGCCATTTAACCACCTTATCCTTTGTTCCTGGTGGCATCCAGAAACCATCAGCAGTCATCCAATATCCATCGGCAATCATTTCATCATAACTGCGATCAAGTTGTGCTCGTTTATCATAATACTCTGCCTCACGCAGATTATATTCACGACACTTTTCCTTTTCTTGGTCTGATGCTGCTTTATCGCACATTGCATTCAATTCTTCTTCAGTATAACGAAGTGCTTCCATATCACTATGACCCCAAGGAGGCATAATATCTTCTACCTTTGGTTCTTTTACCTTTGGTTCTTTTACCTTTTTATACTCCTCTGGATAGTAGTGCTCCTCCCAAAAATCAGTCCAAGCACCTTTACACTCTTCAGATTGGTCATCCTTATCACAAGTTAGTTTATCTTTTTTCTCAAGGATTGAATCAAGTCTCTCCTCATACTTGTTGGTAATATGCTTACCATTACCATTCAGAAGTGCAAGAAGTTCGTAACAACGACCAGTATGATGCTTGAAGTAATGATACTCTTCATCTACAACTTTATGAATGACATCATAGATTTCTTGTGGAGTTGCATCAGAAGATAAGAGAGCATTACTCATCCACTTTTCAAGATTTTCAAGAGAATACTTCTTGTAGTCAAAGTCCATCGGTAAATTCCTTGATTGCTTGCTCCATAATAACCTGGATTTCCTTCTGAGTCAAGTTGTTAAGAAACGACCACTTTGGGTCTTGTGGATCCCAAGTTGCCGTAAATGATCCATCTTCATTTTGAGTAAATTTTAATGTGTCTTCCATCACATATCAATATGAATATCAGATTCCCAAGATTTCTTTTCAACTTTACGAAGAGTTTTAATTTCCTTATAAAGGTCTTTAATTTGTTGATATGCTTCTTCTGGTGAAATCTTATCAGTAATTTCAAGTCCAGCAATGAGAGCAACCTTATCACCAAAACGGGCAAGTGCTCTTTCGAATTCTGTTAAAGTTTCATACATCGTAATTAATCCTACAACGATCAGCAAGAATATCTATGCGAGCATCTAATGTATCATAGCAATACTAATACGAAAAGTCAAGTAATTTTAGTAATTATCCAACCTTTATGTTGTCTATATTGATAGTTTACAACTTTTCCAATTGCACCTCTATTTAAATCATTCAATTCACAAAATACTTCTAATTTACAAGTATATCCTATGATTCCATCTGGAGAAATAACTTCATAGACATTACCATTTTTTTTAAAATAATTAAAATTATTTTTCATTAATTTTGAGTGCTCTTTTCTACTTTTTCCATAGAATGGATGTTTTTCTCCGAACAAAACATTTTTTGGTTTTCTCCCAATACACTTGCTTCTTATTTTTTCTTTTGTTTCCTCAGTATGCTTTAATCCAGTTTTTACTTTTAATCTTCCATTTACCCATTCGTTTCCAGGACACTCTAAACTTCTAACATCTACAACTCCATTGTTCCACCATTTCAAACCTTTTCTCATTTCACTCATTTTTTTTCGTGTTTTTTCAGTATGTTTAAGTCCTAAACCATATTTTTTTCCCTTCATAAATTCACTTCTTCTCATTCTTGCACCTTCATAAAGATATGAATTAATATATCCACTATTTCCTTTCATTCCACTATGTGCTAAAGTCATTTTAATAGTTTTCCAATGATTAACTCCATATCTCTTAATACAAATTCTTTCAAGTAATGCGTGTGCTATGTAATGTTCTCTTGCTGTAAGCACTACAATTCTATTGTTTTTTCCAAAGATACTTTTTGGAAAAATATGGTGTTTTTCGGTATAACCTTCAGGAGGAGTTATATTCTCTGCTTTCCTAATAAGATTACAATAAATCTTTAGATAATTCATTTCTATTCTATTTGGACGGCATTATTATTTATAATAGAAAAGGTGCCCGAAAGCACCTAATCTTTTGTCTGTAGAGATTGCCGTCCAAACAGACATTCTTATTTAGTGAATTCTTCAAAAACAATATCTATTCTTCTATCTATTGCTTCCATAGAATTCATTATTTCATAAAGTAAATTACTTGTTTCTACATTTTCTTCTTCTAAGACTTTGATACGATCTTCCAATTCTTCTAGTTTTTGATAGATTATATCACCAGGAGTAGGATTCGGAAATCCCCACTTCTTTTGAAACCAATTTGGATCTTGTTTAGTCATGAGTTTCTAATTTTACATTAAGTTTATGAATTTCATTTTGAACCCAAATCATTTCTTCCTGAAGTCTTGTGATCTTTTCATCGTGAGATTTCAACCAGTCATAACTCAAATTTTCTTCAATGTTCTTTTCTGGCAGATTGTACTTTTGAGAAACTTCTTCTGGTGGAGATTCTTCTTTCCATGGATACAGAATATATTCTAATTCTGCAACTATTGACCAAAGAAGTACCCGAAGATTAAAAAACACTACAATACTCCAACTTCCTTTAAGTAGTTACGATAGGCAGCATATCTTTGCCACTTTGGTTGTCCCTGTGCATTTAATTGGTGACAAATCTCACAATAACACAACCACTCATACCAAGGAGTGGTTGGGTCTAATTCGTGATAAGGATAATCAGAGTTTTCCACCTACTGTTCCTTCATGAACTTTTTCGGGTTCAGGGAAACCCTCCTGTTTCCACTTAAGATAAGCACGGGTTGCTGATATACATTGCTCTTCAGTGAGAGATGAGACCAGTCCTTTTCCTTCAAGATCGGTTGAGTCCCAGAGTTCATATCGTTTTTGCTCCACATAAAAGCAGTCGTCAATCAGTTTCTTTTCGGTCATTTACTTGCTTTACAGTTTCGTGAAGTTGTTTCAGTGCCTCAATGGTTTCAGGAGTTTCTTCCCAAGTCCAGGAGTTGCCGTTTTTATCTACAAATGTGCGTTCAGTCATACTTATAACTCAGTTGAATGTCTTTCTTTTTAAGATTGTATCTGTCAATGTGTTTTTTGCGATGCTCTTCTGTTTGAAAGTAGCACTTGCGGATTTCTTTTCCGTCTTTTTGAATCAATTTCCAAGGAAACTGATCAAAAGGAAAATCTTCTTCTCTATTTTGAGAAACCACTTGTTCACTTTTCTTTGGTCTTCCCATAATCAGGTTGGTTGCTCTACTCGTTGAGTATACACGGTATCAAACATTTTGTCAAGTATCTCACTACACTCCTGATACTCTGGACTATTCAGCACAGTTTTTTCAATCTGATGCCGACGCACAGCAGTATAGATGAGTTTATATTGTTCTTGTGTGAAATTCATGTTAAGTGCTTTGGTTTTTCTGTATCGAATTGATAAAATTGTATATCTTTCATATTCAGACACATCAGTAGTGTATCATGCTCTCTCTGCTCTCTGGGTGTGCCACGATACAAATGTCTGCGTTGATAGGCACATTTCCAAATTCCAAAGAAAATTTTAGACTTATCCGTCATTGCTCTACACAAATAATGCGTTGTTGATATTGGTCTGGTTCGCAGATAATAACTTTCTTTGATTCCAATGTGCCAAGTTGGTAAATGATAATGCACATTTGACCGAATAGAATAATCAGTCCTGCCCTCTTCTTAACTTGTGTGAAATACTTATTCATAATCATCATCCCAAGGTGCTGGTTTGCTTAAAATTTCTTTGAGTCTTTTCTGTGCTTCTGGATCTGGTGGAGCATTGAGTCTTTCTACAAGAGCATCGTATGATTCTTTTGATACAACAATGCGTTCTGGTGGGTATGAATTTTTGCCCCAAAATTCTTCAAACTTATGAACATAATTCATATGGTCCCATCCTTTGTTAAGATTCAACCAGAAATCCCAGTATCTTTGGTGATCATCCATTCTCCAGTTAGAGTGGTTGACCAGACGAAACCAATACCAGAAAATTGTATGTTTAATCGGTTTAAATCCGATTATCCACTTATTTAAGAATACTGGAAAGTCCATTACTTACTCATCACATAAGAATAATAGGTGTCTCTACCTGATAGATTGTATGGGTCAAATCCTGGTTGAGACATTAGATACTCATCAGTCATTTCAATATACCCAGCAGAAAGTTCTTCAAAGAATGCGAGACGGTCAATGTTATCCTCTAATGTCAACCGAAAATAAAGAGCATTGGAGAATGCATAGAATCCCCACATAATCATTTCCCATTTAGACTTCAGGTATTTCATCATCACATTATAGCAGGTCTTTGAGGATTATGGTGAGGTCTTGTGCCAGTTTAAGAAGTGTCTAATTTTTAATCCAAATATCACTATTAACTCCCGAAGACGATTCACCATTTCTGAAAGGAAAATATCTTTGCTCAGATGCTTCATCAACATCCCCATTATAAACTCCACGGATTGGAAGAATACCTAAACCAGATGAAGTATCTCTAAAATAAAAAACACCAACCCTCCATGTACTATCATTAGTGTCAGTTGGATCAGTTCCTTGTGTTGTTGGGTTGTTGAAAGTGTTAAAATCAGTTATGCCATGACTTATTCCTGCAGGTTTATTTGTCTTGACAATATTACTACCAGTAGATCCATTATATAAAGTTCCATCAAATGTTTTTACACCCATATACATTCCTGTCGAATATGTCCAACCAACTGAACCATATCCCCAGGATTCAAATCTTTGTCTTGTTTCTGTAGAATTACTCAATAAAGATTCTATCCAAGCATAACTCTGTTCAAAATCAAAATCTCCAGAATATGCTCCAGGAGTTGTGCTTGAGTTTCCTGTTCCTTTCCATGCTGATGCTCTTGAATAATAATCTTGAGCATATCTTACTCTTACCCAAGGTCCGGAATCAGTAATACCAGATTCAGATCCATCAAAATCAATATAAACTCTTTCTGCTTCTCCAGAATATCCTGATGGTTTTAACCAATAGAAACCATTTGGAATATTTCCATAATCATTCTTTAAAGCACTTGCACTGGAGTATGCATTATTTTTTCCTTGACCATAACTATGAGGTCCAGCAAAGACTCCCACTTTACTCTTCTCCCATTGGCATTGGTGCTGACCACTCTGGACCATTCAAGATTTCTAAAATCTCTGTGTAACTATAAATCCCTTCAAGTGTTGTGAGTTCGGCAATAAAACTTGGTGGTCCTGGTGGTTGTGGAGTGAATATAGTAGTTTCACCAGTTTCTGCGTCAATCACCTCATAAGGTGTTGGATCAAAAGGTCCCTCATCCCACTTTACAAAAGTTTTTGTGCCCGCAATATTTTTTCTTACCGTCTCTGCGGAACTTTCTAATACAAAATTAAAATCTATTTTATCCAATTCTTCAACGGAGAAAATAGCAAAATTTCTTTGTGTATACATTTCTATTCCTCATAGAATTTCCATTCATATCCACCTGCTTTTTTTCTATTTGTTTTTCCAGTTAAGCAAGTAGTGATATTTGTTCTATTTATTCCCGTTTCTTTACCAGCATAATATATTGAACTGAAAATCTTTATCACTTCTTTAGTCTCTGGGTTTATCATACAAACTTTCTTTTGATTTGTTTGTATTTGACTCAGTTTCTTTTTAGTTTCTTCATTATGAGTTCTATTTTTACTTGCTTCTCCTATTTTTTTCTTTGCTTCCTCTGTATGTTTTCTACCTTTATTCCATTGATTTCCTTTTATAGCATTTAACAATGCTTGCTTATGACTTTCGGAAATTTTTCTACCTCTTCCTCTTTGACCAATCAACTTTTTAGTTTCTTCAGAAAGTTTTTTACCAGTATGAAATTCCTTCAATCTTTTTATATGTTCTTCAGAAAGTTTCCTACCTCTGGTTTTATCTCCAATTTTTCTTTTAGTTTCTTCTGATAATTTTTTGCCCTTATGACTTTCAGACATTTTTTTCAACTGCTCTGGTGTTAATTTTCTACCTTTGTTAATCTCACTTAATTTTTGTTTAGTTTCCTCTGTATGTTTTCTTCCCTTAAAAGATTTACTCATTTTCTTTCTGGTCTCTTCAGAAAGTTTTTTACCTTTTTTAGATTTACTTATTTTTTGTTTAATTTCATCAGACATATTAGATACACCAAAACCACCTTCTGCTAAATTATAACCAAGTTCAATTGCTTTGGTTTCTTTTATCCAATATTTTTCTCTTTCATTTAACTGGTTTTGTGTAAAGCAAACTTCTAATGCTTCCTTTAAGAAGTTTTCTTTACCGTATTTTTTAAGTGCTAATTTGAAAGCAGTTCCAGAACCATAATACTCTGGATTATTATTACTATCTTGACCAACATAAAACTTTCCGTTGATAAGATTAGTAGTTTTGTAGATAATCATACAATTACCTGATGGACCGACAATAGTATTTATAAGCATTAAAAAGGAGAGTATTACTACTCTCCCAACCTGAAAAGATGTCGGTCCATCAGGTATTGCTATTTATGCACTTGTTTCTAATACTTGTGAGAAATCAATCTTATCAATTTCAGTTGTTGAGAAGATTGCGAAGTTTCTTTGTTCGTACATAGTCTTAGTAGTTTTTTAGGTATTTAGATTCCGAATCTACTGCGAGTAGCATTGAAGTTTTGTTGGACTTCGTTTGAAGTTAATGCCCTGTTGTATATTTGAGCATTAGATATATCACCATTCAAGTAATATACAGTGCTACTACCAAACCTACCAATAGTTCTATCAGAAAAGGAAGAAGTTAATGTTCCTGCTGTTGTTTGCGTTCCAACAGAAACTCCATCAATATAAGATGTTTTTGTTGTTCCACTAAAAGTAAAACCTACCTGATGCCAGTTTCCATCGACTAATCCACTTCCATGATTTGAAACATATCTGGAGTTTGTGTAAATACCCGTTCTTATTTCACCTGAAGTTGGTATTGATATTTCCAATTGTTGTCCACCATAGATTATATGATACCCTCCAGCAGGAGATCCTGTGGATCTAAACCAAGCAAAAGCACTAACTTCTGTAGAATACCCTAGTGAATTTGGTAATTGAATATAATCATCAGTCCCATCAAACTCCAAGTAGTTATTAATTCCACCATAAATCGGCAAACCCATATTCAAATGGGCAACACGAGTTGGGTCAGTAGAATAATTCTGAAATACCCATCCATAAGCATTTCCAGCACCTAATCCAGGTTTTCCAACCAAAATCCATTCTGGTGAAGAGAATCCAATAATAGAATCAACATTACTAGGAGCACCTAAGTCTCTCAGAATTTCATATTGTGCTGCTGTATGATAAGAATCTCTATGAGAACCAGCAACAATATGAACAGCATCTGGATAAGTTGCTACTGCTGTTGCATATTCAGAAACAAAAGTATCAACTGCAGCAGTGCCCACATAAGAATCATAAATGGAAGTTTTTACCCAAGATTGTGTTGGATTATTATAAACTGCATAATTTAATGCTCTACCAAAATCAAAGGTTTTAGTTCCAGAAGTTACATTATAACCAGGAGTAATACCATCTCTACCAGCAGCAGAACCACCAAAAGAACCCTCTGGATAATCAATTGCAAAAATTGTATAGTAAGAAAGATCTCCCAACTTTACACCATTATAAGAATTAATGGTGTCTGATGTTGATACTAAATTCTTAACAAGTTGGGGAGCATCATTAAATCCAGTACAACCCAATGGTGAAACACATTTTCTATTTGCAACATCCAAAGAAAATACAAGTCCATCAGTAACTGTGCGTGGATTATAAGCAATTCCCATTTCTCTCTCAATATCTCTTCGTTTTTGTATTTAGGTTAGATTCCGAATCTTCCTCTAAGGGCATTGAAGTTTTGTTGGATTTCTGATGCTGATAGTGCTCTGTTGTATAGTGAAAAATTTGAAAACCTATTATTAGGAACTCCTTGGTCAGTGCTCATATCTCCTATAGTAATATAATTATTACCGGAAGGAATTGATGGAGTTGATGCACTTCCAGTTTGAACTCCATTCATATAATAATAACTTGTTCCAGAGTTTTCTACAAAAGTAAAATAAGTCCATCTTCCAGATGCTTTATAATAATCTCCAGGATAAGATGCATTTAAATTACCGTCAGTTCCTAATAATACAACATTATTAATTCTAGTAAATAAACAACCAGGTGCTATTCCAGATCTCCATACTCTTAAATACCATGTATCTGATGATCCAGCACTCGTTCCAATTGCAATTAACCAATAATATAGATCGGTTGTATCCACTGAAGTTGGAATATAAAACCAAGAACTTATTGTAAAATTTCCAGAGGATAAATTTGTATAAGATGATGCATTAATAGTTACTTTGTCATCAACCCCATCAAAACTCAAAGAACCTAAATTACTCCCAGAATACCCAACACCATTCACAAGAGTTCCATTATTACCACTACCACTCAAATCAGTCCAAGTGGATCCAGAACCAGGATAACTCTTAGCATTCCCAGCATCCAAACATAATACAAGTCCGTCAGTGACTATTCGTGGACTGTGAGCAAGTGCCATTTATATCTGTTCTTAATCGTAGGAGTATTTATTCTCAAAACCGATGTTCTGGAACAATCGTAGGTTCTTCTACACTTATACCATTCGCATTTCCAGTATTACAACTATAAAGTGTAGAGAGTTTCTTACCTTTACGAACGATATTAAAGTGGTCTATTTGCCCATTTGGATGAGTGAAGGAAAACCAAACAGCATCGTCTCCCATTACCTCATAATGAACACTTACATTATCCAGGAAGAGTTCATCAACATTTTGTAGTTCGTTCATTTTGCCTTCCAATAAGTTGCTTCAGGTCCACAAAGATACTCATATGTTCTTTCATATCCACAACGATAATGGTTTGAGATTCCACTCACAGGATTATTATCATTTGGTCTTGTACAAATATCCCAGTAATCATTTTTATTAACAATATGTTCCAACCAATTCTTGCGATAATACTTACAATATTTACAGAGTTTTTTAGTCATCTTTCAGTTTCTCTAATTCTAATTTGTTTTGTAAGATCTGAATGATTTCTTCTAATTTTTCAATATTTCCTTGAAGTTTTGGATTATCTTGATTATGTTCTTTGATTGTATTTGAGAACTCAAGATGAGATTTAACTTCATCCATAATGAACTTGATTTCTTCTTCTTTATTCATTTTACTTGTGCCTCCATCGCAGCATTTTGAACAATTTGTGAGAGTTCCATCAGTTCCTGTTTCATTTCAGGTGTAGAAGTCTTTGCAACCTCATCATAAAACATCGTGAGAGAAACTGTGAGGAGGATTAATTGACGGTATGTGAGGTTCATTGATAAGGATTTTTTAAGGATGAGAGAATGGATGTAAAGAAAGCAACACGGTCTTTTGAGTAATCCACATCCACATTATGAGTATCACAGAAACTCTTGATTGCCTTATCGGTTTGTGTGGGATAAGAACCATCAAATCTTGTGTAAATGATGTGCTCCTTAAACTCTTGCCTCATCATCTCAAATAGACTATGCAGTTCTTGTTGTGAGAGTTCTACTTCTCGGTCTGTTGCTTGATGCCCTTTGAATTGGATTTTCATAATTAGCAGTAATTAATGTGTAAATGTTGTTGCCAAGTAAACATTGGTTGGTCTCTACGATGAACCTGAACTTTTACGTGTTCTGGAATAAGTTTAGCATACTTTTCCATAAACTCTTCTTCTGTCAGTTCATCAAATCCGTGCATATAGTATTCTGCACTCATACCAATAAAATTTACAAATTTATCTTTTTGACGATCTTTATCACCAATAAATGGATAGTTGCGACAAATCATCAACCAGTATGACTTACCTTCACCAGTGGCAAAGTAATCAATCGCAAAGAAACGATAAAATGGTTCATCCATTATTCTTCACCCGTTCAAGGTAATCTCTACCCTGCTGATATAATCCTTCAATCAGGGCATTTATATCATCAGTAGAAACTACATCAAACTCATGATTAAGGTTCTCATACCTGAGTGCGTCCAACATACACTCTAATGAAATACATTGAAGTTGTTCCATACTTGTTGGAGTGCCGTGAGGAAGTCCAGAAACCTCCGTATTATAAAAGTAATTGTATCTACTTAAAATACGATTACTTCGTTCCTTACGATTTTCTTCTTCAAACTTATCAGCATCAAATACTTGCGATTTAGCAAACTCTTCTTGAAACTTTTCGGTATCCATAAGTTCTCCTGTTGTCATTTCTTTGAACTTTTGTTTGCCGTATTGAGTAAGTTCAAACTTCTTATTGCGTAGTTCTTCTACTTCCTCTTGTGATAAGTTCAACCAAGGAGCATCATCAGGAACTGGAAGATTATGAGTTTGTTGTTTCATTTTTTCAGTTTGATCTTTGATTCTCTGGGTTTCTTCCTTTATTTCTCTTGTGCGTTTCTCTATTGGTTCTAACCAGGAATAATCACTCATCTCTAATCTTCTTCAACCACAGAGCAAAGTTATTCCAGTGTCCGTCATTCACTTCTGTTTGGAGGTCAGCAGCACGGTCGTCTTGGTTCATTTTATCAACCAAATAACTTATCTCACAATGAATAAGATACCGATGCATTTTGAGCATTGTGTCAATTTGTTCGTCAGTCATAAGTCGTAAAGAGAAATACTTTAAGTGTTTGTCCGTCATCCTGAAGACTTACCTGAACGTTAGAGCATTCATACCGAACAAACTCTCTTCCAGTATCAGTAATCACTTCAACACGAGTGACATCTGGATAGTTTTTTAGAAAGTCACCATTGGGTGCTTGAATGTCTTTGTTTTGTGATTCAAGTTTCTCAATTCGTTCTTTGAGTTCAGCATTTTCTACATACAAATCCTCCAAGATACTTGCGAGATTGTAGTAATTGATTTTTCCAGTGATGTGGTCGTCACTTTGTGAGATTTCATCAAAGATTTGTTTCCATTTAAGTGATAGTTCAGTCATTGAAACTCTCCCGAAACTCTTTCCAACCTATTTCCAAGGATTTCTCTGCCCATCCCCATTGTCCGTGCTCAAATCCATCAATCTGGGCACATTCAATCTCATCTTTAATGAGATTACGAAGCATTTTAATTTGTTCTTCAGTCATTCTTCTTCACCACCTCGTTGATTAGCAACATAATCAAGCATTTCGTCTGCTAAATCTTTCATTCCAAGTTCATAATAAAAATAGTCCCAACAATCCATTACACCTTGATCGTAAGTAAGATGAGGTTGATTGAGTTTATCCTCAATCGTTTTTGGTTGTTTAGTCATCAGGTTTCTGTGTGTATGAAGTCATTATAGCAGAACAAACCACTCACCACAAGGGTCAGTGGTCGGTTTGTGAAGTGTCCTACACATAAACCTCATAATACTTTCCATCAAACTTCCAGTCAATCTGGATTTGTTGCTTATCAGCATTAAAAAACACTCTCAACTTTTTACAAGTCGCACCATTATCAAAAGGAGAAGCAAAAATGGTGTATCTAATCTTATCCAGAATCTCAGTTGTGATTGGTTCATACATCACTCCATAACATTTGAGTGAATCCAGAATACCAGTTTTCATAGTATTATAATACTCTTGTGGAGATTTTGATTTCCAGTATTTCTTTTCTCTTTTTATAGTCTCCTTACTCACAGGAGCATAAGGAGAGTATGCGAATTCTTCTGTGTCTATTTCGTAGTAGGTGTCGTCTGTGATTGATTTCATTTCTTATTCCTCAACTTGGATTTGATTTTGGTGAGGCAGTCATTATAACCATCCACAAGGTCAATCACAGAAACATCCTGTGTTCCTTCGTGTGATTGCTCACGAGGCAACCACAACTGAATTTGGTCAATCAAATCATCAACACAAGTTGGAACATCCCAATCTTTGTAGTCTGTATGAGTATCCAACCACCACCGAGTAATCAAATCTTCCAGAGTTTTACCCAATTCAAACTTCAGAAACTCTGGTGGGTCGGTCTTCCACTTTTCCAGCAACCTATTCACAACCTCATCCATAGGTTTTGAATTATCTTTCTCATCCCATTCAATCTCATCATAATGTTCAGGTTCATCAACTGGAACTGCTTTTGGTTGTGTTACCCAATAACCTGCTAGAAAAGCACCCCATTTCGCATCTTCACTTGGACCGCCTGTTGGATATTCACCACACCAGTCCTTATATGCTTCTTCTACTGGTGATTTTTGTTTAGGATAAGCATTCTTAAGTTTTTCAAAAAACTCTTTTGTTTCTTCACAATATTCAACATACTTATCAAGCATGTGAAGTTCGTCAAGTGTGAGTTCAAGTGTAAATGTTTCAGTCATTTTGATTTCAAGTTTCATTTCAGGACATTTGGTTCCAGGAGTTGGAGGAGAAATACGGTATGTTTCCTCACCATTTGTGTAGAAGATTAAATCACTCATTATTAGTAAGTCCTACTTCCTCTTCCAGTTTAGCATATTTTCCTCGCATAAAACCCTCATAGAACGATGCGTAAATCCAATTTTTTAGCATATCTTGTCGGGTCTTCTCATCACCGATTTCGCAATCAGTATAAAATGCCTCACTTCTATATGAGAAAGTTCCATAATCACCGTGAAACCATTCGTTGAAGGAGGTTTCAATCTCCTCAACAAACTCCCAATCTTTTGTAAGATGTTTAGTCATTCTTCCAAACTCTTGATACATTTTTGAATAAGGACATTCCACCTCTTTGGAGTAAGTTTCTCATTCGCATAAGAACTTCTAAAAGGATACTTATACCAAGTCAAACGGAAGTTTTCACTTGGAATTTCAAAGTTCGGTTTATCCATTTCATCTTCATCATCACCCCAATAATAAGGACGGATGATAAAGAAATCGTTGGAGAAATGTGGAGTATATCCATAATCTTTTTCTCCTGTCTTTTCGGTAATCGCATCAATCAAGATTTGGAATGGACCACCCATCCATTTCTCACGAGGAACACTATATTCCTCTGTGGGATTGCCGAAAATCATTTGTCCAAGTTCAAGGTCTTTCATAATCAAATATCCATAGGTTGTTGAGGGTCTTTATACCATACTCGTTTATATGTAATCCATTTCTCTACACCAGTTTCCATTTGTGCCATATAATGCTCACCCTTGTCCGAAATAGCATCAAGATAATGAACACCTGTGCGAGGACAGATTACTCGTGTGATGTGTGTGAATTTTACTCGTTCAATCATTTTACTCCAAGTTGTTTGAGTTCGTCTTCAGTTAGATTAGCAAGGTCTTTCTTGAGTTGTTGAAGTTTTCGTTCCTTTGCCTTTGCTTTTACTGCCTTTTCTTTCTCCAGTTGCTTCATCCGTTTCTCATATTCTTTGTCGGTTTCTTCACGATGCTTGTAAAGATAAGGAACTTCTTGGTCGTGACAATCACCATAATCTCGTTCATATTCAATCACAATACCTTCCCAACCAGCATCCAATTCCCTCTGGAGTGAAGCAATAATACTATCAAGAGGACCATCAAAATCCCCCCAGTATCGTTGAGTTTCTTTGACTTTGATGCGTTTGATAGTCATTTTACTCCCAGCAAGTCCTTTTCAAAATCAGTCAAACGAGCAAGAAGTTCTTGTCGTTTTTGTTCTTTGATTTTCTCTTGTCGTTTTTCTTCCAACATTCCATCAAGAACATCCATCATATAATCAAAACTATAACCATCCTTGTTCCAGTTACTTTCACCTTTTTGAGTGATGACTGCCTTTTCATCAAAGTTTTCTGGACGGAACATTTCAAAGATACGAACTACATAGTCCCCATCTTTGTCCTCACGAACCTCAACACTAAAACCAAGTTGTTTTGCTTTAGTAAAGAGTTTGAGAAGTTCAGTTGCTTTGATAGTCATTTTACCCCCAGAGTAGAAATCTTTTGATTTACAATTTCCTTATAAAGTTCCAGTGTTTCTTTGCCCATCTGTTCTCCTTCCGAAGATTTACCAACTTGCTCAAACAGAACAATTGATAAAATTTGTCGTTGTTGTTCAGTGAAATTGGTGGTCATTTCAGTTCTCCTCTTGATGACGGAATACTTTAGCAAACTCTTCTGCTGCTTCAAAAGACATTTCAGCAGCAAACTTAAATAGTTCCCGTCTTTCTTCTTCGGTTGAACTTTGAGCATTATTCAAGGTTTTCAACCACTCAACAAAGAGTGTTTGTCCTAAATCAACAAATTGTTCTTGAGAGAAGTCAGTCATTTCAGGTTCTCCAAAGCATCAATAAAATATTCTACACAATCTTTAGGAATACGAAATTCTGTTGTTTTTGAAAGTGGTTCTTCAAAATAAACAATTTTTACAAAATCTACTTCTTCCCAAAATTGAAAACTCCAACCATCTTCTTCATTTTGAATGATTTGT